TGTTCTCCCTGGTTGTTTAAGATGTCCACTGGGAAGAAGTCATACGGGAGCAACATGACATGCCGTTTGATTACATTGCCCTGGGCGTCTTCATCTTCTTTCTCAATGAACACACCACCGCGTTCTCCATACGCGTAACCCTTGGGGGGTTCAGGGCGCAACACTTTTTTTGCTTTGTCTCCTGTATCAGATGGCGGGATTTCCACAACTTTTTCAGCGGTGGATACGGCGGTCTCGCGTCCAAGCATCAGTGGGTTGGTGATCTTCCCAAAGAACTGACACCCGTTGCATATGCCTGGATTCTCCGAATCAAACTTCACGCATGGGTACGGGCCTTTGATCTCCGCCAGTTTCCTGTGCATACGGTCTTCATCGTAAGGGTGCAGATTGGACAGCCACACAGCGGCCTTGTCGCCATCATCACACTTCTGCGCAATGCTCAACCACCCACGCCACAGCGGCTCCATGCCATCGTCCTCGGCGTTCTCCGCGTAGTGCTGGAGTTGAGCGCACCCATTGCCAGCCTTGGTCTTGACCAAGATGTTCTTGAACTTGGTGACGCTGTTCTCAAACAACTTCACTGTCGTTGCAGACACCGTAGCTACAGGCCGTTCACCAGGGATCGCCAAGTCTGTCTTGCCCTTGGGCGGCAGCATGGGGGGCAGCGACTTCAGTTGACTGCGGATGTGCTCGGCCAGTGTGTGGAAGTCAAAGGTGTCGCCTTCAGCCAGTATGCGGACTTTGCGCGGCGTGCCGTACTTTTCTTTGTGATTGAACGTATCGGGCACGCGCAACACTCGGGCGGCGTCTGCTGTCACGGTCATGTCGATGCTCAAGGCTTCTTGCTTGCACAAGCGCTTGAAGTTCTCCGCTACAGGCTTCCACTCATCGACTGCTACATCCTGTGTGAAAGGCCAGTAGCAGTGCAACCCACCACCAGAACCGACAACGTAGGGTGAACCCAGCAGGTCAATACCTGTCTTTGCCAAGAACTCGTTTAGCGCGGTGGCTGCGTCCTTCTTGGTGGCGTACCCATCCATGTCAACGAACAGTGCGCGAATGAAGCGGGCGTTGTCCGCTGTGCGTTTGCCCTTGTTCTCAAAGGTGGATACCGCAAAGTACACATCCTTTTGTTGACGAACCCATTTGTCTATGGTGGGGGTGATTTCCTCCGTGTATTGCACATAGATATGCTCCTTCTTTTTTGTTGATAGCTCTGCCGCACAGTACAGCCCGTTATCCGGGGACGGCAAAACGACCGCTAGAAATTCAAGCGGGGTCATGGAAGTCCTTCGGGTTATTTAAACAGGTCGAGCTGCTGGGAGTCTTTGAGTGGGTACTCGTCAGTGGGTGCCAGCGCCATGAAACGGCGTAGCAATTCAAGCTGCCATTGGCGGGGCAGGTTGTCGTGTGAGTCCAGTTCGTCCGCCGCAATGCGGATGAGCTCGCTGTTACTCAGGGTTCTAGGTTGTAGTGTGCGCATATTTTTCTCCAGGCATCGTCAGCCGAGTGTGCGGTTTGTAGGAATTTCAACATGGTCTCGACGCGATACTCGTATGCGGGGAAGATGTCGCCACCTTCAAACCAGTTGTAGACAGTCTGGCGCGACACACCCAATGCCTTGGAGATGCGCACGACTGAGAAGTTGTGATGCGCGGCCCACCGCCCAAGCTGATTGCCTTGAGTCTTGGGGGCACGCATGATCGCGTTGATTGTTTTTTCTGAGTAGGCCATGTCACTTGCGGTTCTGCGCCAATATTGTGCAGATGGCGGTGCTCGTGTCCGCGCTGTACAAAGCACAGGTAGCCACCATCGGGTCAGCGCCGTTGCTCACTGCCTTGTCCCACTTGTCGCGGCGGTCAAACCCTGACAGGGTGAGGCACACCATCACCGTTATCAAAAACGTCACCACCATGCCCCACATACAAATCCAAAATTTCTGTTCGCTATGCATTTGATTCTCCTAAATGCAGGGGCCGAAGCCCCCGCTGGTTCAAGGTTGCTGGTCTGTCACAACGCCATAGTTACTGCGCTTCCACAACGGGAAGCCCCCTTGCTGCGCACCTGCGTTGCGCAGTTCGGTGTCTGAGTAACGCTGGCGTGTGAAGCGCGGGTAGCCTGGGCCGACAAAGACCGAGGGGTTGCGGTAGTGCGGCACATAGGTGATGCCGTTAAGCACATACACCGTCTGCATGAAGGTTTCTTCTTTGTTGTCTTTCATGTTGGCCTCACTCGTCGTCCCAATCGGCCACAACAGATGCCAAGTCTTTCTTACCGGGCACAGCGCTGGGCTTCTTCTCTTCTTTCTTCACGGTCGGCTCCTCGTCCGCGTCAGCCACAGGCTCGGTCTTGGGCTTCTTGCTGGCCTTGGGGGCGGGAGCAGGTGCTTCGTCCTCTTCTTCAGCAACGGGAGCAGGCGCGGCCTTGGCCGCTTTGGGCGGTGTGCCGCCCAGGGGGTTGGCAGGAGGCACGCTGTCTTGAGCAGCCACGTTCATCACCACTGCACGCTTGGCATCTTCGGTCTCGCCTTGCTTGGTGGCCTCGGCGTACTCCTCATCGGTCAGCCAGCGCATGGCTTTGAAGAACAACTTGGGCGCTTCGGCCTTGGTGTCGAACTTCATGCGGGTCACAACGGTGCTGGGGTCAACACCCTGGGCCACCAACCAGCGGGCATACGCCTGCAATGGGCGGTCTTCGCCGACTTCCTTGCCGAACAAGGAGGTGGCAGGCAGGGCCAACTGCTTGACTGAACCCTCGATGTCGCTGGCCAGCACCACAGCCAGACGCTGTTGGTAGCGGCAGGCGCGGCTGTTGCCTGTGCCTGAACCCGCGATGTTTTGGGTGCAGCCGTTGCAGGTGTCGGCCTGGGGGTTCTTGGACTTGGCGTCTGGGGTCTCGCCGTCATTGCTCCAACAGTCGGGGGACGCTGCGGTCTCGCCGTCATACTTCTTCATGTAGAAGGTACGTGCGACTTTGGGCGCGGCTTTGACGATCACCACATCGAGGTAGCGCTCCTCAATGGCAGCGATTTCTTTACCGCCTGACAACAAACGAAACACACCGCCTTTGATGGAGATGCGCTCACCTGACTGGCCAGCACCGCCGCCTGCAAGGGCTTTGGCGACATCGGACAACTCACCTTTGCGTGCAAAGGCGGGGACTTGGGAAGGGTTAAAAAGAGCTACGTTGCTCATAGGTTTCTCCTGGGGTTACTTGGAAGGCTTGCGAACGGAAATGTCGTACTCTTGCATGGAGTTGAGTCCAGGCGGGAGCTTGCCGGGGTTGTCTTCAAGGAACAGTTTCATGTTGCCTTGATGGATGCGCCGCTCGAACAAGTCGAGAGCGTCTTCGGTCTTGACAAACTCCTTGAACGAATCCCAGTCGTCTGTCGAATACCGTGTCTTGGTGCCCATAATCACTGTGCCTTGCGGCGTGTTGACTGAGCTTGCGCCGAGCGCCTTGAGGTGCTCTTTCATTGCGTTCTTGACCTCATCTTGCTGCGCCTTCAGTTGTTCGACTTGGGTGTCGTACTCCTGTGTCAGCACAGCGATGCGGTCACGAATCTTGCGGTAGACCTTCGCCAATTTGTCGAGGGGTACTGCTTCATCACTCATCTACTTCTCCTTTTTGTTTTGTCTAAGGTTGGACATGTTACACATATTTTTTGGCTTTGCAACTCCTTTCAAGATTTAATTTCGTGGGTGAACATGTCGGTCAGCAGTGAGTTGTCGCTCACTTTGCCGCCAAGGGCTTTGAACATCTTCTTCTCGATGGGGCTACCCTCGATGTGGATGACGGTCACCTTGTCTGAGTTCTGCCCCTTGCGGTCTGCACGGGCTATGCACTGGATGTATTGCTCCACGCTCATCAGCGGGCCGTAGAACACCACAGTGTCGGCAGCGGTCAGGGTAATGCCATGCGCTGTAGCCTGGGGCTGCATGACCAGCACACGGGGGTCGGGCGTATCTTGGAAGCGGCGGATGATGTCAGCGCGTTTGCTGGCCGTCACGCCACCATGGATGCACTCAGCGGCGATGCCCTTCTTGAGCAGGTGCGTATGGATGCCGTCAATGCTTGAGCGAAACAGCGCGAAGATCAGCACCTTGCGGCTGGTCTCCTCCAGAATTTCTTCCAGCACGCCCAGGCGGGGCGCAGCATCGAACTCAACCACTTCCTTGTCATCGGTGTACGCCGCACCGCAACTGATCTGCAAGAGCTTGGACACACCAGCGGCAGCATTGACCGCGCTGATCGTTTCTCCTGCGGCTTGCACCACCATGCGCTCTTTGAGCATGTTGTAGTACTTGGCCTGCTGTGGGGTCAGCGGCACTTCGCGTGTGGTTGTCACGACAGGGGGCAAGTCCAAGCACTGCTCTTTGGTGAAGCGAATGGCGGGCTGTAGCGCCTCATGCACGGTGTCCTTAGCATCTGCCTTGGGTGCCCACTTAAACATGGTCACTTTGTTCATCACCTTGTCGCGCCATGCTGTGAAGAACTTGGGCACACCGTCCGGGTTGACCAGCTTGGCCAGACCATAGGCATCGACAGGCGACTGCGATGCAGGCGTGCCTGTCATCATCCACAGAAAGGTGTTGGGCTTGATGATGGATGCCAGCGCCTTCCAGCGCCGTGTGGTGGCCGTCTTGTATGCGTTGGCCTCATCGACAATGACCAGATCGAACTTGCCGTTGGCGTTGATCTCATCGGCTATCAGGTTTAGCCCTTCGTAGTTAGTGATGACGATCTCGTAGTTCTGCTGAAGCATCTCAATGCGGCGGCTAGCTTGAGGGTGGTGCGCAACTATGGCCGAGCGGTGGATGATGCTGTTGCTGATGTCTCCCACCCACGCTGACTGCATGATCGACAGGGGGCACAGTATCAACACACGGCGCACTTCACCGCGCTGCATCAAGTAGTCCGCTGCCCACAGTGCCGATAGCGTCTTGCCTGTGCCGGGTTCCGAGAACACAAATGCACGGCGGTTGAGTGTCAGGAAGGCAGCGGTCTCGACTTGGTGGGCCATGGGTTTGTAGCGCCCAGGCCAGGGGTACTTCCTCACAATGGGCGAGGGTACGTCTTTGACACCAAGGTTCTTCAACACACGCGCCTCGTCCAACCCCCAGTAGACTGCAACATCAAAGCCGCCATCTGTGCGGGGCATGACTTTGTGCTTTGGGATGATGCAGTATTTGTTGGGGTTGCGGGTAGTGAACAGCAGTGCTTTGTTGTCTATGATTTCCATTTGCTTCTCGGTTTATTTTTTTCCTAACGCCAGCGCTTGTTCCCAAACAAAGCGGGCTACGTTGTAGCCTATGAGCTTTTGCTCTGAGACCGTGAGGGTCTTCCACCAATCATCAAAGGTCATTTGTTGTCTCCTCGGTTTGAACTGCGATTGCGCATACGAAGATTGTTTATAGTAGTTGTCCCCCCGCTGCGGATGGGCTTAACGTGGTCTACGTCTTTGCCGTCCCCCTTGCTGGCCTTGCCAGCTTTAACCATCATGCGCCGCGCCTTCACGCGTTCGCCTGTCTTTGCAATCTGTTCGGGCTTGCCCTGATAGTTTGCGTATTCTTTTGCGTAGTTACGAGTTGCCATGATTTGCCTTTCTGAGTTTGCCAAGTGCTTCTACAACACGCAGCGGGGTTTGAGCGGTGCGCTCTTTTTGTTTCATTACATCGTGAATTAACCGCATCGCCAACACGGTCGCACACTCTGCGTGCATGATGATATTCCCGTAACCTTCAACGGTAAATGATTGGTTGCGCACCCCTACATGGCCGTCGTGTTCGACAGCAAAATCGGACATATCTACAGGTTTGCGGCATACGTGGCACAAGGTGGCGCAGCCAAAAGCCGGGGCGTTAGGTTCTATGGTTGACATACATTCCTTTCAGTGTTTAGGATTGAACTCACATGATCTCACAGGGCACCAGCCGCACAGCGGGGTGCGGGTGGGGTTCCAAACGCCTGTGGCATAGCAGGCTTCCAGCTTGGCCACACGCTCACGATAGCGCCACCACTCAGCATCGGCTTCGTCCACGGTCATGGTGTGCTTGACCATATCGTTCTTGACCACGAACAGCAGCGCTGAACGCACCTTGCGGATATGGGGGAAGTGCTTGAACACCATGAGGGACATCAGCTTTAGCTGGTCACGGTCTGGGTACTTGTTGTTGCCCGTCTTGTAGTCCAGCACCGAGGCGGTCAGGTTGTCGTCGTCAATGATGAGCAAGTCAGCGATACCCCTGACCCAGCGCTTGGGTTCGTTGAAGTCACACGGCTGCAAGTCCGGGGTGATGCCCATCTCGTACTCGCACAGCTTCCTCCCCGGCTTGGCCAGGAGCGCATCTAACACAGCCGTGGCGTACTCAAACTCAGGGGGCAGCGGTGTGCCGTCCCGAATGTAGACCTCGGCTGCTGTGTGAAAGCTTGTGCCGTAGCGCGTGGCCTCCGTTTCTTGGAACGGGTAGTTATTAAGCACCTTGACTTCGTAGTGCCTGCGTGCGCACCCCTCGAAGTCCTTGAGAGCGCTATGGCTCCATGTGACTTGATTCATCAAAATCTCGCAGTCTCGATTGCTTTGGCCAAGCGGTTGGCGAACCGGGTAACAAAGCGCTCGTCTCTGTTCAAGCGGTCCTCGTCCATGTCGTGCAGTATGGCGTGCACCACCTCGTGCCAGAAGGTGTCGTGGATTTCAGCGGGCTTGTACACACGCCCGGTGCGGTTGCTCTTGAGTCCGATCTTGATGTTTCTGTCGGGGTAATACGTGCGCCCCATCAGGTTCTTCTCGATCATCGCTTCGACAACCTCAACCGAGTATGTCTTGTTGCCCACACGCAGCTTGTGTGGCAGTGGTCTGTGTCTAACTGTCATTGCTTACTCCTTAATTTTTTGCTAACCCATAACGACGGTGCGCACCACCGTCAGCGGCCAGGGGTATCCCCGGCAAATACTTCGGCTCCATAGTCATCTGCGCCAAGACCCATGTCTTAGCGGTGGCTACTTCATCGTCAGGCACAACGGCAATCAGCTCGTCATGCACTGTCCCTTTGACTGGATACTGTTTTGCTACGCGAAGCATCCCGTCTGTCATCACGCATCTTGCTACGCCCTGCGTGACGTTGTTCGTTATCTTACCAGCATATAGCTTGGTCTGGTCGGGGCCGTAAACCCACTGCACCCGGCCCTTGTCATCCTTGATGGGCTTCAAGTCAGGATACAACAAGCTCATGCCGCTTGGCAAGACGATCTCCCCCTTCTTGAAGGTCAGGCACTTGTGCGTGTACTCCTTGCCGTTGTACAGGCTGCTCTCAATAAGCTGGCCAAACATCCCCCATAAGTCCACGACAGGGGCCGCAGTGGCGCGGTAGATGTCGATGATCTTCTTGGCCGCAAGGCAGTGCACCAGCAACTCTTGCGTGGTGCAGGTGTGGGGGATTTCCTCCAGCTTCTTGACGTTCTCATCCCAGTCTAGGAAGCGTTGTGCATATTCTCCGTCCACGCCCAGTGCTTTAGCAAACTCTTTCGAGTAGCGAACTGGGGGAGCCCCAAGGAACCCCGTAAGAAGCTGTGACGCGAACGATGACCAGCCCAGCCCATAGCCGCAGCCCAGTAACGCGCTCTTCGCAGATTGCCGCAGGTCAGGATGAGACTCT